GTCTCTGGGCTATGCAGACCCGCGCGAGATCGACGGGGAGCTGCTATTCATCGACCGGTTCCCCGAGCATGTGGTCGACCGAGACGAGGCTGCGATGGGTCCGTACGCGACAGCGGGCCAGTACGCCCAAAGCCCCGAGCCGCGTGGCGGAGGCATCGTCAAGGACAGCTGGTGGAAGCTCTGGGACAAGCCCGAGTACCCCGGCATCGAATACATTGTTGCCAGCCTCGACACCGCCTACACCACGAAGTCCGAGAACGACCCCAGCGCGCTTACCATCTGGGGCGTCTTCAGCGCGTCAGGAGAGCAGGCATCGACCCGCATGGTGGATCGGTATGGCCGGACCATCGACGGTGCCACAGCGGTCCAGTCTGAGGCGCTTGGGGCCACCTCCAAGGTCATGCTGATGTACGCGTGGCAGGGCAAGCTGGAGATCGGCGATCTGGTGGTCAAGGTGGAGAGCATCTGCACCCGGATGAAGGTCGACCTGCTGCTGATCGAAAACAAGGCGGCAGGGCACAGCGTGGCGCAAGAGCTGCGGCGCGTGTTCAACAGCGCATCGTTCGCCGTCCAGATGTACGACCCCAAGACCCTCGACAAGGTGGCGCGCCTATACTCCATCCAGCACATCTTCAGCGAGGGCATGGTCTATGCCCCCAACAAGGACTGGGCCGAGATGGTGATCCGGCAGACGTCCAGCTTCCCGCGCGGTGCCCATGACGATCTTGTCGATACCGTGTCAATGGGGTTGAAACACTTGCGAGATGTTGGTATGCTCACAAGAGCGCCGGAGCGTATGGCTGAGATCGAGGACAGCAAGGTCTTCCACGGGAACAGCCAGAACCTGCCGCTATACAACGCCTGATGGAGGGATCGGCATATGGAAAAGATGCAGAGCTTGGCAGCCGCCACGCTTAACTTCGTGACCGACTACGCGCACGAAAACGGCATGACAAATCAACAGATCATGAACGCTTTGGCGCACATCTATGTGATCTACGGCTTCACGGTTAAGCTGGAAGACAGCAGCGATGAACAGATGAAGGCCGCGCTGATTGAAGCCGTGGCAGCATCCGCCGACCACATGATGACGATGGACCGCAATGAAAAAGCTTAACGCAATGGTCGACGCCCTGTCCGAGGGCAAGTGGGCCGTACGGGTTGTCGATGTCGACACCGACGAAGAGACCGATCTGATCATCGAAGCCGCGACCGACAAGGAAGCCGCGTTCAAGGCAATGGAGCAAGTCAATGACCAATGAAACCGACCACATCAGCGAGGTGGCAACCCAGATCGCCCGCATTCTCGGCAAGATGGTCAACGATGACCAGATCAGCCCGCCCGAGGTCATTGTGGGCGCAACCCGCGCAGCCATCGCGTTCTGGATGGGCTGCGTTCAGGATGGTGCCCGCATGGACGCCCTGAACGTCCTGCGGCAGGGGATGAACGAAGAGATCGACAGCATGGCCCGTGGCATCGCCAACGGCATGGTGCCAGCATGAAGGTGGTCTACGGCAACCCCAAGACCGTCCTGACCCTCGGCGTGTCGCTGTTGGGCGACATCCCCACGCCGTTCATTGGCTTCGTGGACCGCGCCAAGGTTTCGGACTTCGACGCCATTTCGCGCGGCACCGACGCTTCCGCGATCATCAGCAGGATTGACGACGCCGGTGGCGTGATCATCTACATCGAAAACCCGGACGCCGCCGAGCGTTTGCACAGCTTCATGTCCGATCTCTTTTGCAGCGCCAGCCAAGGCGACTGGGGTGATCTCAACCAATCGGAGGCAAGCCTGCAATGATCTGGAACCCGTGGAGAGAGATCAAGCGACTGCGCGAAACGATACACAGGAACAACACGATTGCCCGCGATGATTACTACACCATCGCCGATCTGCGTGGTGCGCTCCAAGACATCGCCTCGCAGGAGAAACCCACCAGCAACGCCACCGTCAAGCGGATGGCGCGGATCGCGCGGGAGGCACTTGAGGAATGACCGAGATGGACTGGTTTGTCATCATGATCATCGTCTATGTGGCGTTGTTCTCATGAACATCCACATCATCATCGGACTGATTGCGGGGGCCACCGTGGCCCTCGCCTATATTCATGATCGGAAACAGAAATGATCGTCAACAGCTACGCGCTCGTGGGGCAAGCGCCCATCAAGGACATGCTGACCGAAAAGGTTCGCGGCCCCGTCACCAGTCACGGCCTGTCCGAGGCGGGCTACGACATCCGCATCAAGCAGAACATCATCTTCGAGAAGGGCAATGTCTACGTTGACAATCGCCGATACAAGGGCAGTTTCACCCTTGCCAGCGCCATCGAAGAGTTCCAGATGCCGCCACACCTCGTGGGTGTGGTGCATGACAAGTCGACGTGGGCGCGCAAGGGTCTGTCGGTGTTCAACACCGTGATCGAGCCGGGGTGGAAAGGGTTCCTGACCCTCGAATTGATCTACCATGGGCGTGAAATCATCACAATTCCGCCGGGCAGCGGCATCGCGCAGGTGCTATTCCACCAGACGATGGTGCATGCAGCGTACGATGGAAAGTACCAGAACCAAGCCGACAACCCCGTGGAGGCGATCAATGGCTGACAGCGTGATCCACATCGACATGACCAACATGCTGATGAACCTGCCCGTTGCCACGCTGATCCGTCTGGCCAACGTGGCGCTGAACACGATGGACATGCGGACGCTTGGCGAGGTGGCGTTCCACAGCGGCATCGAACTGGACCTGCACTTCGAGGACCGCAAGCATGGCTGATTGCTGCTACTGTGGCTCCGAGGAGGGCAGTGAGCACAATCGGGGATGCCCGCGCGTTCAACCCGCCCCATTCTGGGCTACGCCGATCTCTATGGGCAGCACCCTCTGCCCGGCATGCAACTACATCGGGGCGCACGGTGACGGTTGCCCCATTGGCACGTCGACCAAGGCCTCTGCACCACCCACCGAGGGCCGCAAGGATGACGGTTACGACAGCTTGCGCCATGTCTTGGCACTCGCATTGGAGCAAGCCAACGCCGGAAAGGGCAAGGAGCGTCACGCCAATGGCAAGCCGTTCGACCGGCAGCCCATCATGGAGATTGGGCGTATGGTGGGATTGGGTTACCCTCTAGGGCAGGCCATGAAGAAGGCGCAGGAAAGCACCAGACTTCCGCCTGACCGAGCCAAGGCAGAGCTGCTGGGAGCAATCAACTACCTTGCTGCCGCCTACCTGCTGCTGGATGGATGACAAGGATGGCTGCGCCTGATATGATGGCGCAGCCATTACCTTGAAAGGGACCATCTATGTCGGGCTTGAACCCAAACATTCGCCTGTCTGGGGCAAGCGAACCGGACGAAATGGGCGACATGGATGTCCAGATCGAACATCAGGATGATGACCTCGGCGACGTGCCGGAGATCAACCAAGACGGCGCGATCATGAAGATCGACCACGGCGACGGCAGCATCACCTTGTCGCTTGACGGAAAGCCCATCGCAGACGCCGAAGACGTGGAGGGCCAGCCCGAAGGGTGGTTCGACAACCTCGCCGAGAAGATCGACGAGAGCGAGCTTTCCCGCATCGCTGAAGACCTGCTGCGTGGGGTTCAGGACGATCTGGAAAGCCGCAGCGAGTGGATCGACGACCGCGCGCAAGGCATCAAGCTGCTGGGCCTCAAGATCGAACTGCCGGGCCTGTCCGGCACCGGCGACGGCGCGCCCATCGAAGGCATGTCCAAGGTCCGGCACCCGCTGCTGCAGGAAGCCGTCCTGCGCTTCCAAGCCAACGCCCGATCCGAGCTGCTGCCGACCGACGGCCCGGTCAAGATCAGGGACGACGCCAACGGCACGACCACGCAGCGCGACGACATCGCCAATGCGTTCGAGAAGGACATGAACCACTTCCTGACGTCGACGGCGCGGGAATACTACCCGGACACCGACCGCATGCTGCTCATGCTGGGCTTCGGCGGCACGTCGCTCAAGAAGGTGTTTTTCTGCCCGCTGCGGAACCGTCCGGCCAGCGACAGCGTGGACGCCGACAACCTGATCGTGAACAACAGCGCGACAGACCTGTCGACCGCCATGCGGATCACGCACCGCGTCAACCTCAAGCCGTCGACCGTCAAGCGCCTGCAAATCCTCGGCGTCTACCGCGACATCGACCTGTCGACCCCGCTGGAGGTCACGCCGGACGCCGCCGCAGAGGCCAAGGCATCGCAGCAGGGCGTCACCACCACGGCTGCCAACCCCGAAGACCGAGACCGCGAAATCTACGAAATCTACTGCGAACTGGACATCAAGGGCTACGAACACAAGTTCAAGGGCAAGATCACCGGGCTGGAAATCCCGTACCGCGTGACCATCGACGTGTCTTCGCGCGAAATCCTGTCGATCACCCGCAACTATGATCAGCCGGAGCCGGGCATGCTGCCGGAGGCGCGCACCACGTTCGTCAAGTACACGTTCGTGCCGGGCCTTGGCTTCTATGACATCGGCCTGCTGCACATCCTTGGCAACACCACCAACGCGATCACCGCCGCGTGGCGCGAACTGCTGGACGCTGGCATGTACGCCAACTTCCCCGGCTTCCTGATCAGCGACGTCGGCGCGCGGCAGAACACCAACGTCTTCCGCGTCCCGCCGGGCGGTGGCGCACAGGTCAAGACCGGCGGACAGAAGATCAGCGATGCCATCATGCCGTTGCCCTACAAGGAGCCGTCGCAGGCCCTGATGGGGCTGGTGGAGAACATGAGCCAGACCGGCATGCGCGTTGGTGGCACCAGTGAGCTGCAGGTCGGCGAGGGCCGCGCTGACGCACCCGTGGGGACGACCCTTGCCATGATCGAGCAGGCCACCAAAATCCTGAACGCCGTCCACAAGCGCATGCACAGCGCGCAGGCCGAAGAGTTCTCGCTGCTGGTGCAGTGCTTCCGTGAACACCCTGAGAGCTTCTGGGAGCGCAACCGCAAGCCCACCATCCAGTGGAACGAGGAGCTGTTCATGCAGGCCCTCACTGACGTGGAGCTGGTGCCTCAGGCCGACCCGAACACGTCCAGCCACAGCCAGCGCGTGATGAAGATCATGGCGCTGAAGCAGCTGCAGGCGGCGAACCCCGCGCTCTATGACGAGATCGCCATCGACAAGGCCGCCCTGCGCTCCATCGGCTGGTCAAACCCCGAGCAGTTCCTGAAGCCGGAAGACCAGCGCAACCAGCCGTCGCCCGAGTTCCTCAAGGGCGTGGAAGACGTCAAGATCGCCCACCAGAAGGCCGACGCCGACACGATGAAGGCACAGGCCGCCATGATTAAAGCGCAGCAGCCCGCCGCGCCCACGGGCCTCGCTGGCCCCACACAGCCCGACCCGATCAAGCTGCTGTCCGAGCAGAACAAGCAGCGACAGATGGAGCTGTCGGCCCAGCGCGATCAGGCGAACGACCAGAACCGCGATCTGGATCGGGAGAAAGACCTGCAGCTGGAGCAGATGCGGATGGACCGCGACAGCATGAACGACGAGGTGCGGATGCAGCACGAACGTGATATGCAGAGCCAGAAGGACACGATGGACGCCATCAAGCTGGCGGCGCAAATCCAGAGCCAACACCATCTGGCGAAAATCCCGAAGGGCGGTAAGAAATGAACGACAAGGCGACACGGGCCGCGCTGCTGACAGCCGCAGGCATCCTAGACAAAGCCCGCGCCCGCACCGCTGTCACCCGCGCCGGTGGCCAGATCGCCCCTTCGAAATACCTGCCTGACGTGCCGCGTCAGGTGCATGCCGCAGGTGGCAAGGTGGCCTTCATGCAGGGCAATCATCCTGACGTGCCGCCGGTCATGTATCATGGCACGGGTGCCGCCAAGGACTTTTCGTCGTTTTCCCTTCCGGGGAATAAGACCAACCGCAAGACTGGTGGAAACGCGATCTACCTGTCGACCAGCCCAGAAACCGCTGGGACGTTTGCCAACTATGGGGAAAGCCCGCGCATCATTCCGGCGCATGTGAGCGCCAAGAACCCGTTCGACTTCCGCAATCCAGATCACATCGAAGCCCTGCAAAACGCCCTGACAAAGAACTTTAAGAGCTGGCTACCCGGAGCGATGTACAGCCCGCAAACAGCCGTCAACTGGATGCGTGGCGGCGACTTCGGCCTGCTGGAAAACGACAACGTCCGATCATGGATGAAGCGGCGCGGCCACGACAGCTACTTCGTCACCGAAGGCGAGGGGAAGCCGCTCAACTTGGCAGTGTTCAAGCCAGAACAGGTCAAGAGCGCCATCGGGAACCAAGGCACCTTCGACCCCAACGATCCTGACATGACCCGCGCTGAAGGCGGGCGCGTCCTGCCGAAAGGCTACAGCCTGAAGGTGGACCCCGACAGGCTGGGTGTTCTGGCGCGTTTCAAAGGCCGCAATGTGGGGCAGCTGACCCTTAGCCGCGACCGCGAGACAGGCAAGCTGTCTGCATTCCAGATGGCCGTCCACCCAGACCATCAGCGCAAAGGCCTGATGTCGGCGATGCACGACGCCGCAGAAGATGCGTTCGGCCCGATGGAGCCGGACAAGACGCTGACCGATCAGGGCTTCGCCTTCTGGAAGGGCTACAGGCCTGACGCCGTATCAAACAACCTGCGCTTCCACACCGACAAGCTGATGGGCCAGACTGTCAAGACGCCATACGGGCCGGGCACCGTGAGGTCTGTCGGCAGTACCGGCATGAACGCAGAGCTTGAGAACGGCAACACCGGCTGGGCGCGGGCGGCAGACAATGAGGACGTCCTCCGCAACGTCGGCATTGACCCGTCCACACTCAAGTATGCCGATGGTGGACGCGTGGAGGACGCAATCAACGCCCTTCCGCATGTTGGGCAGAACCGTAACGGTGTGCCGCCGGAAGAAGCTGTGGCGTCACCGCTTCCGCACATGGAATACCCATACATGTCCATGACACCAGCGAAATCGGTTTACGCCGAACCGTTGAGAATGGCGATCAACAAGGCACATGCCGAGGCAAAGGTCGAAGACGTCCCAATGGACAAGATCGTCACTGACGTCGGCGCAATCGGAAAGTCGAAGATCAGGAACCCCGCAGAAGGCCATCCGTTCATTGAGCGCATCAACGGTGTTCACCACCTGCGAGATGGCAATCACAGAGCAGCCGCAGCATTCTTGCGCGGCGACAGGTCGATCAAGGCGCTGGTAGCTGACATGGATGAAGCGATCAAGGTAAACGGTCGCGCCGACGGTGGACGTATCGGCAAGGCCTACGGCGGCGGCTTCGGTTACGTCCCACAGAACTTCACGGCACCGCAGCAGCTGACCGTTGCCCAAGTGGCGCGACCGAAGCAGCAGCAGGGGACGTCACCGCTGGAGGCATTGGCGCAGCTTGCAGAGCTGAACACTAAGAAGCCCGAGGAGACCGCCGCAGCGCCGCAAGGAAGCCCCAGTGCGGCATCCGAGGGCCACCCGCCAGCGGAAGGCGTGTCAACGGCTGCACAGGCCGCTCTGGACGCCCTCCGCAATAGCTGGAGTGGTGCGCCGATCAGCGTGATCAGCGACTATCGTGACCCGACCAAGAACCAAGCAGTCGGCGGTGCCAAGGGCAGCCAGCACTTGCATGGCAATGCCTTCGACATCGACACGACCGGGTGGACCGAGGAACAGAAGCTGGCGCTGGCGACCAATGCCTACAACGCTGGCTTCCGTGGCTTCGGCTTCTACGGCAACAACCTGCACTTCGATGTCGGCGGTCAGCGCGCGTGGGGTCCGTCCTACCATCAGGACAGCATCCCCGAGTGGGCGCAGCCGTGGACCCAGCAGTACATCTACGCCAGCGGTGGGCGCGTAGGGAAGGCTGGCGGCGGCGCACTTGGGGACAACTTCCAGAGCTGGTTTGGCAACAGCGTTACCCATACCGATGGGCAGCCGCACGTCTTCTACACCGGCACCAGCAAGGACAAGGACTTCACCTCGTTCAACGTCGGAAGGCATGGCGCGTGGTTCACGCGCGACCCGGCGGTAGCTTCATCGTACGCCGAAGAGAATGACAGCCAAGGCTACAAGCAGGACGGCTGGAATATGGTCAAAACCAACACTGCATCTCGGGTCATCCCGGCCTATGTGAAGGCCGAAAACCCCTACATGGGCGAGTACACGGGCGCTATGACAGACAACTACAAGAAGGCCCAGTCGGACTGGTTTGACACGCTGCGGGCCAAGGGCCACGACGCTTGGATGCCTGCCAGCCAAGGCGGCAACCTCGTGGTTGCCCTCAAGGAGCCGCAACAGATCAAGTCGATCTACAACAATGGGCAGTTCGACCCCAACCAGAAGCACATGAACAAGGCTGGCGGCGGTGAGATTGATGGTGTAGGCAACAACCAAATTGGAGAAATTGGAAATGCACAAGCTGCCCCCGGAAATGGCCAAGTTGGCCCCCAAGCGCTCGGACTTCTCGGATCAGGAGGAGTACGAGGAGGCCAAGGCGTTCTTCCTGCACCGTCACAAGCATCTGGCGAAGAAGACCTGATCGGGCTGCCCAATTCGGTGAAGATGCCGAAGCTTGGGCAGACCATTACGGCAGGTCACGACCCCCGCATCCGGCAGGTTTCGCGCGATTACGCCCGGACGTCTGGCATCGACTACACTCCGCCCACGACGTACCAGAAGGTTGACCCGGCCCGGGCAAAGCGCATTGCTGATGCGTACGAAGCTATGCCGCACGACCCGGACCACCCGCTGGTCAAGGCCTCTTACAACGCCCTTTTGAACGAGACGAAAGCGCAGTACGATGCAATGAAGCGCGCGGGCGTCAATCTGGAGTTCTACCCGGACGTCAACAACGACCCATACAAGAGCAACCCGCGCCTTGCGGTCGAAGACATCCGCAAAAACAACCACATGTACGTCTACCCGACGGACGCCGGGTACGGAACTGGCGATGCCATGCCTGATCTTGGTGAAAACCCCATGCTGGGCGACAGCGGGGAGCGCTGGAACGGCAAACCGGTCATGTTTAACGACCTTTTCCGGGCCGTTCACGACTACTTTGGCCATGCGAAAGAGGGCGTCGGGTTCCGCGCCGACGGAGAAGAGAACGCTTGGCGTCAGCATGCGGCCATGTTCTCGCCGCTGGCGCGTATTGCCCTTGCCACGGAGACGCGTGGACAGAACAGCTGGCTCAATTACGGCCCCCACGGGGACAAAAACCGCACTGCAGCCACTGAAGATACCGTCTTTGCGCCCCAAAAGCTGGGTGTTTTGCCGATCTGGGCGCATCACGAGGGCGCAGAAGACTTCATCAAGCCGCAAGAGCGCGCACAGGTGGAGGCGATCTACCGCCAGTACAGCAAGCCGGTAAACAAGGCCCTTGAATTGACACGCCGCTTCACGAAAGACGGCGCGGCTGCTACAATGGCGCTGAAATCCAAGGGGAATTGACATGTCGGACACCGTAAAGCGCGCACTTGATCTGGTGTCCGGCTACCAAGACCCGCCCAGCAAGAAAATGCAGGGTTTTGACTGGCGTCCGCTCCGTGATGTTCAAGAAGAACTCGGCGGCCTGAAGGAAATCCCCGGCCACGTCGAGGACTTCGGCGCATTCATGGATGAAATGGCCCGCAAGGCAGCCACCAGCGGCCTTTCCCCGCGCGATCTGATCAAGGCCTACGCCATCACCCGTTCCAGCATCCAGAGGCGCTCCCAGACCGCTGAAAAGGTGCGCGCAGCAGGGCTTGAACTGCCGCCGGGCGTCACCGGCAGCGTTCGCCCCGAGGGCGCAATGGCGGAATGGCTCAAGTCTCCTATGGGCCAGCGCTATCTGGACGCCGCAGAGGTCGGAAAAGTTGATCCTGAGGCCGTGGCCCACGCCCAGAAGGTGATGAAGCCGTTCGGCCTGAACGCGGAGACCGACGCCCTGCCGTGGGCCGCCGAGAACCTGCACGACAAGCACAAGATCGTCTCTGACATGGTCAAGCGCGCCGTCTCGCAGGACAGCCCGGTTGCTGAATGGCGCGAGTTCGGCAAGGGCCTGCGTGGTATTGGCACCGCCAAGGCTGGCTTTGCAGCATCCATGCTTGGCCGTGGTGACCAGCCCACGCTGGACGCCCGTCAGGTGATCCTGCAGACCGGAAAACCCACCTCCGAGGCAAAGGGACCGATGGCGCGGGCGGGATTTGATGCCGTCGACCGCTTGGCAGCCCGACAGACCGCACTGAACCCCAAGATGGACCCCGGACTGGAGCCGTTCCGCCAGCACCTGACCCACCATGCGATCTGGGACAAAGCTGGAAACGAGCAGACGACACATTCCGACGTCATTGATGCCATGCGGCATGCTAACGCTGGCGGACGCATCGGAAAGCAAGATGGCGGCGGTCAGTTCGACCACAACATCCTATCCCACGCCATCGCAGCGCTTGGCATTCCGGGCCACGGCCTGTCGAACGTCAATCCAGACTTCATCAA